AACGAACACACCGCACAGAAAGCCAGCGATGAAAATAACAACAGGGCCGAGGTCGAGTTTTGCCAAGTCCCATCGTGTAGGTGCGCTAAGCGCCGCGCGCAGCTTGCCAACTTCGTCAAGCAAAGCGCAAACCTCGCCACGGTTAAGGACGATGCTGTCCTCTTGGTCCTCGTTTCTCCAAAATTGAAGTGCTTCAATCGCGATCATTTCCCCTCCTGCTCATTAGCGAGGGCTTCACGAACAAACGGGCCGCAAGTAAAACAGTGTTGACACTTCTCTAGCGCCGCGCGCAGCTTGGCGATCTTAGCTTCTGCCTTTATGAGCTTACCCATTGTTTCGCGTTGAACCTCAATCATAAGTTCCCGCGAGTCGAAGCCAAAATCTTCCAGTGTTGGGTTTTCTGCGCTCATCGTTCATTCCCTATTAGTTGCCGCGCTTGAGATACTTCGCGACATCTCAGCCAACGTCCTTGGTATATCATACGTCAATTGCCAATCAGGGTAATGCGACTGAAACTTACGGACATCGCTGATATACCAGATATGGTCAGCTAGACGTGGCGTATCGACATAAACCGTATTCATCTTACGCCCAGTTAACTTCTCGCACTGCTCGATAGCCTCTAGTATCGAACAACAAGCAAACCGCGAACCGCCAATGTTGTAGACCTCACCCCAACCGGGACCTTGAAAGAAATGCCAGAACGCATTGACCAAGTCGTAACTGTGTATGTTGTCCCTGACCTGCTTACCCTTGTAGCCCATGATGCTATAGGGCTTGCCGCTAACCGCACATTTCATGAGATACGATAAGAACCCATGCAACTCAGTGCCAGAGTGACCGGGACCTGTTAGACAACCACAACGGAAACAAACCGTCTTCATACCGTAATAGCGGCCATACTCTTGCACCATAATATCAGCCGCAGCCTTGGACGCGCCTAATAAGCTATGAGTGGAATGGTCGATACTCATGAACTCGTTTATGCCAGCAGCACCTACACCATTTGCAGCACCGTCATAATCATAAGCAGAAGCCATAGCTGGCGACATCTCCCAACGACTCTCAAGCTCAATTAGCGGCAAACGATTGACGCTATCACCATAAACCTTGCTAGAACTGCAAAAGATAAATGGTGCGTTAGGGCAATGCTTACGGGTTAGTTCTAACAGGTTGACTGTAGCCTTGGTGTTGATATCGAAGTCGGTTAGCGGGTTACGTCCTGCCCAATCATGTGACGGTTGTGCGGCAGTGTGAATGACAACAGCAATGTCCTTGCCATACTTGGCAAACACATCTTCCATAACCGCTTCATTGCGTATGTCGGCCCTGACATGCTTATACCTAGGCACTGTCTTCTTGAGTTGGTCACGCCGCCATAAGGTGCTTGCATCGTCACCAAAGAAGTACCTACGCAGGTTGTTGTCGATACCGACAACGTCGAGGCCCTTAGATGCAAACAGCTTGACGGCTTCCGACCCAATCAAGCCCGCCGAACCTGTTACAATGGCTACGGTCATGACTTAATATACGACTTAATGATACACCCTATGACCCCAAGTAGGGCTACCGACCAACCGACTAATGTTAATCCATCCATCCAATGATTCCACTGCACACTCACAATTGCTTCTCTATAGTTACGATTACATTATCATACGCAGCCAAATCTGGCTCTTCATTGCCTACATAAAACGAGATGTGACCTTCCAAGTGTACATACCAACCTAAATCCTCTGTTGTCGTCTTAATATCTTCACCGACCTTGGATGCACTGACAACCCTGTGCTTATGCTCGACGCCTAACACCTTGGACGCAAACTTATAGGATACGAACTTGCTCATAGATATGGCGTCCACATTGGTTGTATCTGTTCTACGGTTTCCTGCACTGCAATATGTTCGCCGCTAAGGGTTACAATAGTGTTTGCGTTTGGTGCCCACGTACCGGGAATAGGTTTGCTTAGCATCTGTATCCAAGTCGATGCAATCAGCACCTTGTTACCACTAAGATCAGTCAACGTCAGTATCTTCATTACAAACTCCAACAGAACAAATGATTATGATTAGGTGGTAAGTCCATGCCTAGGACAGACCCAACACAGTGTTCAATCTTATCCTGTGACGGCATATCACCAACAGGCGGCAATGGCCTTATCTTAATGATGATGTTCTCATGCAGCGGTGGCATATCTAGCAGTGCAACAGCAGGCGACCAACGGTCAGCAAAGGTTAACGTAGTCCATGCTGAATACACATCGGTGCAAGCCAAGAACAACACCGCACTGCCTAAGGCAGCGCCCACATAAACCAACATATGATCTATGAACCACCGGGTCATTTGAAGCTAACTCTCCATAGAGATACATAGCTCAAAACCTCCTTGTCCACATCGCTTTTAGCCGCACTTCGTAATGCCGTGACAACCTCTTCGGCGGTACGCTCAGCGGTGTTGTTCCATGAGATAACGCTATTCATGCCGGGTTTATCTCCCCATATAGTTTTTGCCACTTGCACCAAGGCTATAAGCATATCATCGTTTTTGTCATTGGTGGCTCGACCGAACGCTGCTGTTGAGATAGCACCCAACAAGCATAAGCGACCTGTATAGTCTTCGAGCACACCCTTGCAATGACCACGTGACTCAATCAGGTTCGCGGCATTCCGCAAATAAACCCGCCACATCTCAAGTGGGATTGTATGAACTTCGCCTGTGCGCTTTTCATCTAGATACATTACGCTTTCTCCTTCGGTGCCAAATGCTGCTTGCGCCACGCCTTGTTCATCCAATTGCGCCGCCACTTACCCAAGTCCATCCGGTAATCTCTGCGGTTGTTGTAATCATACCGCCTAGGCTTTTGTTCTATTGTCATACTGCCCACATAATCACGATAACCCCCAACACGGCGACTAACTGAAGAACATCACCTATTGCCATTACGCTTTATCCTTTTCTTACAGCGCACATCCACTGCTTTAGCCATTTCTTCCAAGAACCACGCTTGTGCCTGTTTAGCCCCTCGATATCCACGCCTGTTCAATCCGGCTTTACGTAATGGTTCTAACGTACACAAACTGCTTACAGCGTAAAGCAAATCAATAGCGTCCAAACCTTTAGGTAATATCATTGCCATGGGATTGTACCTGTAAACACTATTCCACCTTCAGCAATCACCAACGCATCCATGGGACGTACATCACAGGCCGTCGTAAGCGGGGCAACACAAAACGCCACACCATTCTTGGTTGTGGATAAGGTAGCACCATCAGCAGTGACCCTCTCACTACATTCCCAACTTACGCGATTGCCATTCTCAAAATGATTAGGGCCTATCGCAATCATCCACAAGGCGCGTCGTTCCCACACTTCCTTGGGGCCACTAAGTATACCAACCCAGACAGGTTTGGCTTCCTTAAGTGCAGCCTTGATGATGTCACGTACACGCGGGTTTAGGTCTAGGTCTAACGTCAGCACGTTTACAAACTCCCTACCTGTTCCTGTTCTTAAGTTCGTTAAGGCTTTGTTCTATTTGTGACAGCTTGGTTTCGAACAATGTATCCTGCTTGTTCGATTGCTGTAACACTTGGCTTATCTTATCGGTATTTAACGCCACCTGACGGTCCAGATTCCACAGCATAGTTATAGCAGCCACAATAGCCGCAGCAATGAGAGTGCGTAAAATGTATAAAGCAAAGTTACCGTTCATCGTAGCCTTGGCTGAGCAACCACCCTCAGATGCTTATCACACCAACTGCATCTACCGACTGTGGGCTGTCCACAAAACCAACCGTCCTTGGGTTCGCTAGCCATATAGCGGCATTGACCAAAGCGTATATCAAGCAGGTGCACGGATTCGCTAACAACAGCTTCCGCTTGCGGCAGGTCAATCCACTTGAATATCTTCTTGGATTTGGCCCGCGCCGTGAACGGCTTGTTGATAGGGTCTGTTGCCTTAAGCTTGCGTGCAGGGTTAGGCAGCGAGGCATGAATACCTGTTTGCCTACCTTTGCCTAAGCCTAACCTTGTTAACTTGCCAATGATGGCGTTACGGGTAAGCTCCAAGCCAAAGGCTGTATTGATAGCCTTAGCTATCTGACTGGATGACTTGCCAAGTGTATGTTGTTCGCGCAGCATCGCCACTGATTCAGGATTATTGATCCACACGAACTGCGCACCTACGCCCAAGCGTAGGTCATACTTCTTGCGCTTGATCTGGCGTGGCGTAACTGCATAGTCGAATGCAGCGGCTATCTCGAAGATGCTTTTACCTGCAACATGCAGATGCTTGAGCAAGTCTAAATGCTCTGGTGTCCAAAACGTTTCACGTATCTCTATGCTATAGGTCATAACCTAATCATACTCCCGAATCCTTCATGCTCTCAATCACGCCACGTTTTTCTACCTCGGTTAGTGCGCCAGGAACATGAAACATCAGGATATCGCGTACTAGCTTTCGCACCTGCGATGGTATGACGGCAACCCCACAAGTAATCAGTGTTGCACCAAGCCAAGTACGAAACCTATCAATCATACCCACTTCGGCGTTCTCCTTGATGCGAGCGAAGGCGAAGGAAGCGCAACGACGAATGTCCCTGCCGCTAACTTACCTTGATGCAGGGTGCCCGCATTATCGAACCACCGAACATCTATGCTGCTATCGACATTGACATAGTTAACAGTCATGCGTGGACCGCCAGAGTTAAGCTGCACCATATCACCTACTTTGATTGTGCCATTAGCCATGTTGATTGCTCCATTCCTTGTACCATTCGTCAGTCATGTATCCCCACGTGAAATCCATTACACCATAAGCACGCCAAACGTATTCACGCCATACCCAACAATGGCGGTGTTCACCACAATCTGCTCGCACTGGTCGCCATGCATACCAACGATACCATTCGCCAGGGACATACAACAGTGTTTGGGTTACGGCTGTTCTCATCGTGTTTCAACCCAATGCGTCCTTTGCCTTGGCAATGCGTGCCAACAGTTCAGCGGCTTTAGACATCAATGGCCACCAGATGTTCTCATGGTTAATGCACTATTATTAACCACGGAATGACGAAGTAGATGAACAGGCTCAATACAATAAGTGCCACCAACGCTACCTTCTCTATCACTTCTAAATCCATCATACGTCAATGCTATCTTCATTGCGTTCATGTGCGATGCTGCGGAACATATCACGTAACTTAACATACGTTGTGCTGCGGTCGTCGTGCAGTTGCCACAAGCCTTGGCTGTCCTTAGTCAGATGCCGCATTGGGTCAAAGCCCATATCGGCTAGGAGTGCGTGCTTTGCGTTGTAACCCCTATCTATCTTCTTGCCATGCCAGAAGTGCAATAGCGTACCTTCCATGACTAATACGTTATGGCGGATATGAGTACGGCAACGCTGATACCATTGATTGACTATCTTCTGATAGTTGCGGTGCAGGTCTGTCCGCATCATAGTCTCAGTCTTTTCGATTAGTGCATGTGCCATATGCCAATCGCCGCCACCCCATATCGCTATGTCAATCAAGCCACCGACTGCATCCCAAGCCGAACGTGTGCAACCCCACGCTAGGCCTGGGAACACTCTACCCGCGTAATAGGTAAAGCCCAAGTCAGTGGCGAGCTTCTTATAGTCCTTGGACGATAGGCTAATATCCTTCTTGATTAGGATATCCTGCCCTAATGCTTTCATGTCGGCCATGACTTCAGGCGTCATCGTGCTGACTAATGCGCCATCCTTCCATGCACGGACGAAACCTAATCCATTAGCATGCTTGTAGTTCTGGTCTAACAGTTCGTAGTTGGGGCTGACATCACGTGCATGGCTGAACATCTGTAGAAACGCTTTGCCGCTTTGCGTGCCTTGTTGCAGCTTGTGGATAGCCTCGCCAACCCAATTAGGCCTGATGAACAACACGTCGCTATCCAACCAACATACCTGTTGCCAGTCATAAGGTAAGGATTGCACGCCGATGTTGATAGCGTTTTCCTTCAGCCACAACTCATCCTTGGAATGTAAGCCGATATACTTATGCTTGAACTCACCGTGGATGCCACAGTTGGCAACCATACTATCCAAACCTGAATCGGCAAACACAAGGTCACGTCGATTAAGGCCAACCTCGACTAGGACAATAACTGCACCTGAATCATGGAAATGCCTGAGTGCACGTTGGGTATGCTTAACCCTAGACTTCCACCGCCATGGGTTGAAGTATGGGACAACCGCGAACAGCGGTTCATGGACTTGATCGCGTGCGATACTGACAGCCATGACATTGACCGCCTTTTATGTGGTCTTATTACTCTAACCAACCTGCCGCTGCGGGTTCGGGCAGCGTCAATGTATAATAACGATATGGCCTGTTAGAATGTATGTTTGCATGATACCGCCTAAACCGAAGGCCATCATTAGCCATAGGATAAATGTAATTCTTTCCATTCGCCATCTCATCGTTTGCTAACCGTGCCCACCGCGTTCATGCTCAGGGCCGGGTCGTTCTTCCCACCCTTCAACCAAAGCGCCGGTCTGTTCTTCTAAGACTTCACCTACTGCACCCTTCATCAACTCCATGAAGGCACGCTTGCGTTCGGGGTTGTCTAGGACAAGGCCCATAGCAATAGACCCAAGCAAGATTGCATCTTTCATTGAGTCAACTACGGCAAAATAGGCATTCCACATCGTCCCTTCGACACGGAAGGCTACACGTCCAAGCGGCTTTGGTACTTTGGTCATTAATTACAACCTCCTGTAGTCATCACTTCTCCAACGTTTGCAGCGTTGGCAACGATAGTGTGAATGACCATCATTATGATAGCGAAACGCCCAATCATGCCCGAACAGCCAACAGAAGATAATCATAGTTCGCGTAGCACCCAGCATAATACGTTGATCTGGCCCACGATGGATGCACGCGCCAGCGTGTCATGATGATACTGAGATGCCAGCCGTTCTAGCACGACAATCTCAGCTTTAATCTGCTTTCTAGTCCGCCGCTTGTTACTCATTGTTCACTCCTTTAGTGTGCACGTGGGATACCTGTTAAACTGAGAAAGTAAGCTAGGTCCAACCATGTGTCAGGGTCTACCTCATCCGTACCTTCAGCATCCATGACGTTGCGCCATGACTCTGGTTCGAATGTGCGTGTACCATCATCATATACCATACACTCAAGGTGCAATGAGCCAACCTTCACAGGGCCTTTCCATATGACTTTGTGTGGGGTCATGGGTGTCCTAGGACTGCTAACCGCGCAATAAAAGCCACAAGGCCTACTACTACGATAAGCCCGGTAACGAAGGCCAAACATCCTATCCATGCATATTCGTCATTCATCTGGCTTAATGATACTCCAAAAGTGCGAAATGCCTTTGTATCTCTGCGGGCATACTATCCCAGTTCTGACGATTGATTAAAATCTTATGGTCTACATACAGGGCACCTTGTTCAGCATGCTCCACATGATTGATGATGGTTGCCAACTCATACGCGGTTATGTCTGCCACTGGGCGAAACTGTATCCACAGGCGAGACTCTTTCTTGGCCATATGTGGCTCATGTGTTCTTCCGGCTTATGCAGTGGTTTCATTGCCAGGAAGCGTGGGGCCGTATGGACTAAACCAACAGTCCCCCAACTGTGGGTTATCACAACCAAACCAACTGTTGTCACCAGTGCCCCATCGCATCATTGCCACGAAGGTTGCGGCGTCAGCATCAGTCATAAACACGGCAAACAACTTCTTATCGGGTGGCTGCTTAGTTCTATCCCAACGATACACGTATTGCATTCAGTTCACCTTCTTCGGTGGGAATAGCTCGATTAGCTTCATCGGGTCTCTCAAGTCCTCTATCTCTACGCTAAGCGGTGCCATGAGGCGGTTTCTTACCCAATCAGCGTCTGTCTTGACATTGACGGTTTGGATAGGGCCGTTGTCCTTGCCGGTTACTTGGGTGGCTACCTTCCTAGCTTCGAAATAGTGGGCGCAATCCTTGGTAATGGCGTGACGTGTTGGGCCGTCCAATGGCCATTCCTCATAATCATACTCGCCACTGGGCAGCTTCATTGGCTTACCCTTCTTATCCTTCTTGACGATTGGCATGACGCCATCTTGCGCCCATTCAAGCATAAGCAGATGCGGCAGCTTACCTTGCAGGCGGGCTTCTCGCTTAGCTAGGTCGAGTGACCAAGTTGGTTTGTTGGGTACACCCGCTTTGCGGCCTGCGCCTTCACGCTTGCCGCCATTACCACCTTTAGGGATATAGCGCGCCATGATGATTAACCTATGGGGATATAGCGTGTCATGAGTGATAGTCTTTCGGTTTTGCCTTTATTTATCAATGAGGGTTATCAGTTTGCCATTATCGTCGTGGTATTGATACCACAACCTTTCTAACTCATCTAAATCAGTTTTTGGCCAACCAATAGATAAGCAATAACTTAACCACTGAGCACACGCTAATATAGCCTTAGACTTACTCATTTCGTCCATCCTAATGCTTTAAGGGCTAACTCGGCATCGGGCGCATACCTAATACCAACCTGTGGGCGCTTGAACTTAAGTTGTGCCCACGCCTCATCGGCTGACTCTCCTTGTACACGTAGAATAGCATAGGCTAATGATGGTCCGCGATTAACACCGGCCGCACAATGACACATAACAACATTGCCGGGGCTGTATAATGCATCCATGGCAAAGGCTATTGCCTTCTCAAACCAGTCGGCTGACTTAGGTTGACCATCATCTGCTGTTGGGTCCCAACAATAGGCTTTAACGGCAGGGACAATGAATGGCAGGTCATTACGTTCTATTTGCGCGTCGATAATGTGAGTAATACCCGCATTGATAATAGTCTGCATATCGTCGGCACCATTGATTTGTGCACCGCAGACTAGGCGTTCGGTTATGTAATTGAAGTCAGCCATCACGCGCTTTCATAAGCTTGTCTTGCAATGCCAGCAATTGTTCACGTGGCATAGTGTCCAACACTATGGTCAGCGCTATCCCAACGCAGGTTAGCATTAGGTTGATTTCATCTTTGGTAAGGTCAACTATCAATGCCTTGTTTCCTTGGGTTGTCTTAACACCCACAAGAGAAAGTCTATGATAGCCTTATCGGTCTTGGTCATAGATGCCCAAACAACATGAGCAATAGTAGAATTACAATAACCCATATCAATATGCGTCCAATGCCGGGGTCCATTAGTAATCCCTCCGCTTGAACCAATCTAGGCGTGCAAGCCTGATACGTTCATCCTTTATGTGCTTATGCCACTTCATGATTAACTGCCATGCACGCACAGCAAAGTAACCGCCAACAAAGGCGGCTACGAATAGTAAAACATGGTTAATGCCGTCCTGTTCAAGGGCTGTCATTTGGTCGCCGTAGATTTAGCAGGTGGCTTATCCATTTTACGCCTACCATACTCAGCCGTCTTGCGGCGTAGATTGTCGATGCGGTTATGGACAGCGCTAAAGCTATTACCAATGTCTTTATCCCAATCTTTACCTTTATTGCCTTCGAGGCCGTGTGTTGCAAAGGTATCTGGATCATTGCTGCGGGTATGCTCTGTTATGTTAGGGTCATCGAACTCGTTATATGGCGTGCCCGCCTTGAGTTGGTCATTAGTCCATTGGCTTATGCTCTGATCCTTGGTGCGGTATTTAGGTGGGTCAGGTTGGAACTTGTTAACCTTTTCATAATGTGATTTTGCTTGGTCTGCTTGTTCACGCTGCATATGAACACTGACACGCTCACCTCGCGCATTAAGAACCACAAACCCTAACCGTGTCTTTCTAACATAAAACTTTCCGCTTAAACTTGGTGCACGAGACTCACTACCATGCCCTAATGCATCTTTAGCTTTGCCTATCCCAAAATATGCTCTTGCTGCTTCGGGGTGAAGCATCTGATAGCGCCGTTGGACTGCTTCATGCTGCTTATGAGTGATAAAGTTCGCGCCAGGATAACGCGCATCGTTACTTGGTGAGTGGTGGGCAATGACATAGTTGCCAAGGTGTTGGCGCGCAAAGTCAACGAAGCTTGGGGCACCACCATGAGGTTCGCTACCATGACCTAATGCGTCTTTAGCCTTCTGCACTCTATCCAACATCTTATATGCATCGCTAGCCATCTGCCGTTGTCCGGGTGAAAGCCGACGCCTATTAGACATTTCATACCTTAAATCACGGCGCGCTGACGGCTGTTGGTCTTCATACTCATCTTCCATGCCTGCGCGTGGGTGCCTGACCTGATTGCCCCCTATCTGTCCTAAGCGGCTGCGGTCGCCTTCTGACCCTGCATTCCTAGGTTCACCGGCAGCGGTAGGCTGTGGGCCTGCCGACCATGGGCCATGTACATCTTTGAGTTGGGCAGGCGTGTAGACTTTGACCAAGTTAGCCTTAGCCAAAGCTACACGTCTGTAGAGTTTCATCATGTTAGGATTCATGTTAGCGAGTTAAGGTAACCTGTTTCTTGGCTGTGAAGCGGCCATACACTACACCAGCAAGGCCACCAAACGTCAGAATGCTGTCAAGCATCTGCTGCCAAGACGAGAAGAAGTTAGTAACAGCGTTTGGGTCTACTTTGACACCAAAGCCGGGCATCAAGATACCTACGAAGACAGCAACAGCGGACCACAGTGTAGTCGAGGCCCAAAACGGCTTTACATTATCCATAGTAATCTCCTTGGGTTATTCGTGGCACAATACAACAGCGGCGGCCACCGCATCCGCAATCCTGTGTAACTCGTCATCGCTAACAGGAAACTCTCGCCAATGGCCAACGCCATGCAGCTTCATGTCCAAGACTTCATCCTTGGCTGCAAGGAATGCCATCGCACGCTGCAACGTAGTTGGCTTTTGCGATGCGCCGGGGTTCATCGCTCATGGTATTCCGGGTTTTGTTTTTGCCCGATGTAGCGGCCATGCTTAACACTAGGGTGTTCCCACCCAGGACGTTGCCGCCCTTTAAGGGCCTTATCACGCATATTGTCCGCTTGTGTACCTAACCACAAATGGTCTGGTTTAACACAAAGTGGGTTGTCACAAGTATGAAGCACATGAAGATTATTAGGTATCTCACCGCAGTATATTTCCCATGCTACACGGTGAGCGCGCCGTTGGACCACTCCAAATGGCCGTGCAGTAAAACAACCATAACCACAACGAAACTTAAAAACCGGCCCGGTCCATAACCAACAATCATCGCTGCGCCGAACATAATACTCAAACGCAGCCCTCAAAGTCTGAGTGATTGGGTTTTTAGTTGAAAAAGGTCGCTTCATGCGTGCACGCGCGCCGCTTGTGTGTGCATTGAATCTATACTGTTAACACTCCAATCACCGCCCCATATCCAACCTTCAGCCTTGAAGGCAACCACTAGTGGGCTGTTATCAGTAAATAGGTGATGTACATCATGCTGTGCATTATCGGCAGCGTCCCAATCAATGGCAGCCCCATAAGCATGCATAGATAGGCTTGCGCCACCACGCTTGTTGCGGAAATTATAGCTACCATCATACTGATCATAATGTAGTGCCTTTATCTTATCTACATCGTGGCCTACTTGGTCCCAAACAGTATTAAGCACTCGTGTCAAGCTGGCAGCACATTTGTTATGAATCGCAATGTTTCGCAAGGGTGTAGTTCCAATAACTAACGGCCACGGGCAAACAACATGGGTCATGTTAGCTTCATACCAACCCACTTGATATGGGTTACCATAGAAGGCTGTTGCATCCCTTTGCAACGGCCAAGTTGGCGGTACTTCAGCTAACCTGTTGATAGCGTCAATGTCAGGAAAGACAAAGACATCGTCGTTATCCTTTAGAACAGGTATCTTGCGTTTGCGCTTCATTACATCATCCCCACTATATGCAATACCGCAAGCAGGCCGAACGACACCGCAACAATGAATGCAAACAAAAGCACATAGAAAAAGAAGTCAGCTATGGCGTGCGGCTCTTCGCCCGGCTCTATTATCACGCTTCATCCTTCTTGCCGAACAAATGCGTATGTTCGGGGAAATCGCGCAAGAAACCATGCAGCTTTGCGCCACGTTGTGCAGCCTGGGCCTTTTGCTTGCCCTGCTTAGCACGTTGGCGGATCAATGCAGCGGCTTCGCGCGATTGGTCGCTCCACTTCGTCAATAGTTCTGACAGTTTCGTAATACGCTGCGTCAACGCTTCGATGTGTTCATTCTTGGTCATGACTATGTGTCTTTCCTGTTGCGGTTCGTCCACCTAAACCACTCACCACAAATAACGCCAATCATGGCGAGGCCCAGCGGTAGCCAGACAAAGGCAAACCATTCGGTTGCAGTCATTACAGCACCATTGCTAAGGAACGCGTTTGAACCTTGTTACGCCTGACAGTCCAACCGTGAGCGTACTTCATGCGACCAAGCGGGCCGCCTTGGGCGCGTTTCGTGGCTAGCCACACTCCCGACAGTCCCCATATCAAAGCCGTCTGGTTAGCCTTTAGAATGTCAGGGAACAGGCCTGCCATAGTGGTTGGTATTGGCCATATACCCAATGCCACGCTTACCGCTTCTATAGCGCCGGTTCGTCCTAGGGTAACCACCAAATCGGCTATACGGTATGCGATAGCATCAGGCATATGGTCGAGCATCATAGGCGCAAAGAACCACGCATAAAATAACTTAGCGTTGTCTTCAGTCAGGTTACGGATATAGTCGATAAGTGGTGGTGGTAAGTTGTTTGCCTTGCAATAGTCCGCCATTGCATTGAGGCTAACACCATACTTGCTTATACCACCGGGTTCATCGGGGCTTTCGTTAACTTCGGCTCCCTCATCTTCAAGGATAAAGGGTATCCATGTAGCAAAGCCCGTTGGCGTATCGCCCAACGACAAATGTGGAACAGGAATATCAATTGCACAAATATTGTCAGTAACCAAACCAATAGCTTTGAGGACGCCAGGAGATAAATCAGCAATGCGATTAGTGATTTCACTGGGACCCCAATCTATAGGCTGGACACCACCAACCGAGGCACCAGTGTGGTTGTTAACCACTGTCACACCATGGCTTTGCAACCAATCTCGCGGCGTAACCCTATAATCCCATCTACAAGCAATATACAAAGCATCGGGATTTAAGCGGCGCGCTAAACCTGTGGTGCCTGGGGGTTGGTGTGGTAAGAACAACTCGGAATCAAACTCGCCCACTTCCAAGTCACTACATAAGGCCAACCCTTCATCTGGTTGCACGGTTAAATCGTGCGGACCACCAAACCACGAACACTTACCTACGATACGCATTTAGAACACCTGTATTAGTAACCACACAAATTTCCACACTATTAATCCAGTAACGCCAAGCATCATAAGGGCAAATAGAGTGACTAACACATCACCGATGTGATACCCATTCCATCTGTTCATACTGCTGTTTGACCCTGTATTTCATTGAATATCATATCCTGCGAGTACCCCCAATCGTCAGGGTGTGCACCCGGATGCTTAGTGTTTGAAAGGATTGTCTTGGCACCGTGTGCTGTAGCCCATTGCGTTTGCCCCAAACCGAGAGTGTCAATCCAATTGGGGTCGAAAATACAGTGCGCACGAACAATATTTGCGGCGATGATTTGAATGTGATTACCTTGATCGTCCTTTATTGTACGAATGTCGTAATCTGACGGTTGGAACCCAGCCGCAAAATTGATGTCGCCCTTGATATCACCGGGATACTGCCCAGCCGAACCAGCACCAAGGCTATCACCTGCGTAGCCACGCCACCCAACGAAGCCGTACATGAAGTTGTAAGCCTCTTGCCGCTGCTTCCAGCTAATCAAGAGAACCTCAAATCCTATGGCTTCAAGCCGGGATTTAAGTCTGGGCATACCCCCCGGAGTTTCGGTTGCAGGGTATCCCATCCCACCCATGAGCACCATACGTTTGTTTGTCATGTTAATACGCTGTGCCGTGACTTGAGTTCATGTGTATCAAAGTCAAGCAATACCTGACTAGCTTGTTCATGAGTGTGATAGATATCCGAATAAGGACCAGTAACCTCACGGCACGCAATCTTACCGCCGTTGCCACTCTTGGCACTAAGCACAAGCCCAACTTGGTCAGACCAATAGTCGCGGTACTCCATTGGACGGCCTAAAGCAGATGATTGGAATGACATCATTTCTCTCCTTGACTAAGTGTTAAGCCTGCTACAGGTTGCCAAAAAGTGTCACGATTGATCCAACGTTCATCCATAAGCAACAATAACAATAAATCTGTGGGGCTGACGCGGTTCTTCGGCCACAACAGTCTGTGGGGCCAATAACCGCCATCTTCCATTTTGCAAACCTTATGTTCGGCACAAAACCACATATCTGGGTTACGCCAGTCACGCTCACCGGGCCAATCATCACCGACAAACGCCCATAGCGAACTGCTATCGAAAGGCTTGCCTAAGTCTTCCTTGGCCCTAGCAATAATGACATCAGCACGGTCGGTACGTAGAATCATACGCCGTCGTGTGCCAAATATTTGATAGTCTGGAGGGCGGATCGCTACACCTTGCGGGTTGCCAGCAATGCAAGGCGAGTGAGGCCCTTGGTCGCTAGCACCTAGCATATTGCCATCAGGCAGAACGAAATCTACATGGCTGAATGGGCTATGACACAAGCGACGTATCGCCGCACTAGCCCAATTAGCGAAACTGTCTTGCGTTGTCGAGAACTGCAAGACAAGTTGGTCAGTCATCCGCGCCACCGACTATTTCGGTTAGGATTGCCTTAAGAATTGCAACAACTGTTCTATGTTCTTGAGCAGTCATTTCACCAGCATGAAGAGAACGAAAGTCTCGCCTAGTCCATTTCTCAACAATAGTCACGCAACGAAGGCGTTCATTAAATCGTGGGTCATCTTCACGCATGAGGTGGCGTGACAGGTGCGTCCCTAACCTTCTCAGCAGCATTCAGGGCATCGTCAATCACGGCAAGTATCTGTGCCTTAGTAGCAGGGTCTTCCAACTTTTGCAGAATCTGATATTGGAACATATAAGGCACATACTCCCCAATCAACCTGCGTATATCCGGCATGACCGCAGCTAGTGCTGCGGCCTGCTCGGCATGGCTTGCCGACTTAAGGTTGCTAGGCATGTTTTACATCTCCTTTCAAAGTGGTTTCATCCACCAACCCCAAAAAGTCACATCGCCATCTTCAAAGGCTGTGATATCCCACGACTTTCCGTAAATAAAAACATCGTCGCGGTAAGCCTCAGCGTGAAGTCTCACTTCACCAAGCCCATTGCCTTCAACTCTGCGAGTGACGTTGGCGACGGGCCGTATTTAGCATTATAGCCAATCACGGTAACCGTCTTGCCATTGATAGTTACGTCACCAATGTGCACTGGCACCAATGGTGTTGCCGCTTCAATAGCTGCGGCGAGTTTCGGGGTTGGTGTCACTGACGAACATATCGCGCTAGCGACGGATTCGACTGAGTTGGCTATGGTTACAACAGCAGTGCCAACGCCGGGGAATAGTACATTGACAATCGCCAGAATGGTGTTGGCTGTCGGCACGAAGCCGCTGACAATACCACAACCCTTAGCGACGATTGCCGATACTTGGTCAATAAAGGCAGTCCACGCAGCCACTGGGTCGGTGCCAGAGCACCCAGCCATTGCTACTGCACTGATTGAAGCGCCACTCATAAGTAAGGTTCTGCGAGATAGTGTCATGTTAGACTCCTATAAACCCGTGTTTACGGGGCTTGGGTTGAGGTTTAGGTTCAGGTGTTGCAACAAGTGCAACAGGTGGTGGTGCACTAGCGTCAGGTAAATTAGTGATTGCAGTTAGGTCCGCATCTAGTTGGGCTTCATTGATTGCTTCTGGTGACTTGCCTGTAGCCAACAAATAGTCACGGCTGAAGTATACTAAGCCACCTTGGCTAGCGTCGAAGCTATACTTCTGCATGAACTCATCAGATATACCTTGCAAGTCGCCCCACGTCGAAGCTATCCACATACCTCTGTGGTTCTTGCCGAAGATAGGCACGTAGTGACCGTTGCTAGGATTGGCATCTTCTGACGTATCATCCCACGGCAAATGTTGTTCGAACCTCCGTGGTGCGCCATCTGGTAATGCAAAGCACATAGCCGCTGCACCGTAGAGATAAACTGCATAACCAAGTTCATTAAGGTTGCTCACGTAACCAAACGCCTTGATTTTGTAATAAGTCCCGGCGTCATCATAAATACCTGTCTTTCTACAGAAACTAGCAAAGGCGACCGGGTCCAATCCGGTATCAGCGCCGCCAGTCTGCTGGAAGTATTGAGTGCCGACAGTATCATCACTAAAACTTGGGATAGATTTTCCCGTTGCCAAACGATACAGTTTAGTTTCATGCATACGGCCAGATACAACACAACACCCCCATGTAGCATTCCCCAACATACCCCAGCCACCGGGCGGCGGTATGTTAGTGACGTGCCCGAAGACTGATGGCAACGGCGGCAACTTTGCAGGCACTAGATAATTGCCGAACTTAAGCTTCACCTTATCAGGTTGAAGCGGCAACATTCCATATTTACCGGCTTCACGGGGCATTGGTTTCTTCCTCAGGTTGTTCTTTCAGGCTATCACAGCAATAACTTATACCACCGATACAATGCGGGCATGGTCGCCAGTGCAGCACTTGCGGTCCTGGGACCAGTTCTAACATTGCCCAAACCGCGCCTTTACCATCACATCTATCACATATCATATTTACGCTGCTCCAGGCGGACTATACTTTCCAGGGACACACTTAATGTCGGTGACGCGCCAACCTTCATACTGTTGTTGCTGTCTCAGCCAATCAATAGCATCTGAGAACCCGTGCGCGCGGCACATAATCTCGGTGTACTGCATTGGGATAGGATCAACGGCCTTGCCAGCCACCATGTCATCGGTGGGCACGACCACATCTTGGCAAAGCACACGCGCACAGATAACAGCGACTAAGGTTATGGTCATCGGTTATCCCCTTGCTAACCATATGCGCGGCGGCCACCGGAACGGCCACTTAAGGGACTTTCTGATTATGACGCAACCCCAAGCAGCCAGCGCGTGCCCGCTGCGTCATCTATTGGACCGCGCGTCCGCAGCCCTTTATCTCAACTATTTGGCAACGGGATTATAAAGCATCTAATCTTTGGGATGTTAGGATAAGTCCAACCTACGCAAGCATGGTAGCGTCCATCTGGGGAGAACGGCATCGCGCGATTATATGGTATAGTTTCGTCAAAATCAATTACATCAGTCTTCATGTGCACTGCAAAGCCGCCACTGACTTCTTTAACATCATTATCCCCAAGTACATGGCAGTCCACTGGGCCACAGCAAAATGCACCACTTACTGGGTCACGCAACATCTTATCGGCCACAAATTGGTGCTCATCATGTGCATAAGCCGTTGACAGTATCGTCATCAATGCCACAATAATCACGAACACAGTAAACACGATAGTAAAATGCACTATAAGTTCATGATCCGGCTTTCTTCTTCTCATCGCAACAACTCTACCTGCTTTGCTCGTGGGCCTTTATGGTTGTCCTCTAATACATACGAAACTTTCTGCCCCGGCATCATTTCCTGAATGCCGTGCGGCAAGTCGCGTATGTGAACGAAGACATCTCTGTCACCCGGTCTTTCGATAAAGCCCCACGCCTTAGCCCGGTTGAACCACTTAACTATACCGATAATCCGCTCGCTACTCATTTGGTTTACAGTCCTGTTTGGTTTCGTTAATACGTGCCGATAAACTCTTCGTGACATTGATATTTCATGCATTTTAGGCGTTAAATCGTTGATTTCATGCGCCTTTTTGGTTTCTCGATTTGACAATGTATTGGTAAGACTATATATTAGTATAGTAATTGGAGTAAACCAATGAACCACAACCTAGACATTCCAGACTTTCTCAGGCGCGACCCGTCTGAGATTATACCCGTGCCCGTTCATAGGACACGCACTGCAAAGATTCCCTACCCTAAAGACGGCTACGCCTGCAAGGGTAAGCGCCACGAATACCGTGAACGTCACAAGGCTGCACTGCGCCGTAGGGCCGAACGTATGACACGAAGATAAATCATAGGAGACACGTTATGAATACCTCACAATATACCGAACTAGACCGCGTCAAGCTTAAGATCAAAGCTTTGACAAACAAGACCGTCGAAAACGGCGCGACCGAAGCCGAGGCAATGTCAGCCATGGGCATGGTTGGCAAGCTGTTGCGACAGTACAACTTAACCATGAACGAGTTGGACGTTAGACAGTCGGCGTTCAAGACCATTAATCTATTCGTTAAGGATCGCGAGAACCGGCACCCAACATTCGACGCCTTGGCGACCTCCTTAGCCAGACTGATCGACGGCAAGACTTGGTTCCATAAGGAACTAGTCAAGAACAGCAAGAACGCTGATGGCACATACACAAACGGCAAGTACGCATACAAAGCCAACGGCAACTGGAAAAAGCGCGGCGGTTATGCCTTCTTCGGCGCAGAGCACGATTTGGAACTGGTCGAGTACCTGTTCAACGTGATTGCCAATGCTGTTGTGACCGAGTCCAAAGCCTTCAAAAGGACCGAAGCTTACACCGTCAACCCCCGGAACCTGCGCAAGCGAGCCTTCAATAGCTTCCTGCGCGGCATGGGAACACGGCTTTCACAACGGCTTAGCGAAATGAAACGCGAGAACGACAAGGTCTACGAGGAAGCCCTTAGGGCGACCGGCGAAGCCGTCGTGGTAAACGGCGAGACTATCCGCAAGCCCACAGGCACCAACCTGATAGTCCTCAAGGGTCAACTGACCGAACAAGAGTTCAAAAAGACCGGCATCCGGTTGCACTCGGTTCACAGCTACATTCGCCGGAATGACTACAACGCCTTTAGTAAGGGTTTCGTAGCAGGAGACAACGTCAACCTGTCCCGGCCTATCAGCAACGGCAACAAGACCGCAGGATACATCACATGAGAGACTTTCAGAAATCCAAGGTCTATGCGTGGGAGCAGCACGTAGTTGCTCCCCGCGCCCTGCGCACAGTGCTAATCGAGCAGGCGCAGATGTTCGTTGACGGCGTATGGCTAAGCCTAGGCCTGAAGTACCCGCCACAGGTTGCGCTTATGCCCAAACAAGCCACACGAATTTGGGCAACAGGCTCTCGAATGGAACTAAGACTACGGAAAAAGACCCCCGCCTGGGTTATCCTGCACGAGTTGGCCCACGCCCTGAACGGGACTATCGAAGGCGATACCGACGCCCACGGCCCTGACTTTGTCGGGCTTTACATCAAGCTGCTAGACAAGGTTCTGGATATTCCCTTGGCGCTGACCATGTACAGTCTGAAAGAAGCAGGCGTAAAGTATAACCTAGCCGCAACGCCACGCTTTCTAGACAAGCAAAGGCGAAGCGCGTAAAAGACCGCGCTTCGCCGTTATACGCAATCCGCAAACTGCATATAACTTTAGACCACGCCTTCAAGGCGCTTCTGGTCCGCCGCTTCTTTCTCAGTTTTCGGCGCTGCCGGAAGCTGAAGCACGGTCATCCGCTGACCTTCTTCAAGGTCATGGACTAGCCGCACATCACCGTCAGCAAATTCCAGCGCATCATGATGCTTCATAAGCTCATCTTTGTTGATTTGCCGGAACGTGGCTGTAGCAGCTTTACGGGCGAACTTGATGCCCAGGATTTTTACCGGGGCGCGTTCGAAGGCGATTTCACTGCCAGGAAGCAAGCATACCGCAACGGTCGGGTCGTTCTCATCGAACAGGCCGTTGGTGTAGCTGGCAAAGCCAGCATCGCCAGTGATCTTGCCACAGGTCAGTTTGTCGCTGACTTTGGCAGGGCGTGATTGAAGGTGCATAAGGCTATAGTCGCAGATGGCAGCCTCCTATTTGACTAGGGGTTTAAGTACAACCTCCCCAAGGTTTCTTAAAAGTTACCCCCCGTTGGCCTTGAGCCGTTTCGGCTTGTACCGACTTATGCCCACCTCACGGTGGAGTCCAAGGTGCTTAGTGCTCTATCACCACAGGGGGTTAGGCACGCTACCGCCCAAAGCTTCGGCCAGTTTTTTGCCGAAACTTTAGTCCCATCAAAACCTTAGTGGCCCATCCATAGATTTTAGGCCACTTCTACCAAGCGTTCAGGCACCGTGACCGGAGTCAAAGCACCTAGCAGACTAAGCAGCACCGTGACACGGGAACGGGCGCTCAAGCCTTCGTACAGTCCTAGCATACCGAAGAACGGGCCGCCTAGCAGCCGCACCCGTTGACCACGCCTGAAGCGTTCTAACGGCAAGGCCACGAGGCCGTTGTCGCCTTCTCGCTGTTTAATCTCTTCGACAACCTTATCGGATAACTTTGCAGGTGCGCCCACACTCCCATAAACCAAGTCTAATATGCCATAAGTTGATTTTAGCCACGACCATTGCATTACCTCGCGCACGAACAGGTAACCGGGGAATAACACGGCTACCTTATGCGTCTGGTTGTCAATACATTTGGGGAGATAAGATTCAAAGCCCTGACGGGCTACGTTGTCAAAGGCATAGGTTTCCTGTCGCGGTTTCGTCCTCGCGACTATCCAAGCACTGCCAGCTATACATGCCGACGCGTGGACATCCATCTAAGGTCCTAGCCCTAGTTCAACTCCCCTACATAGTCTTAATCGGGGCCAAGGTCAAACGGTTCCCTTATTGCGCCCTTCCCAATAGAAGGTGTCCTCATAATCAGTAGGATAGTCCTTATTATGAACCGCCAGGATGTAGTTCTGTTCTGACCAATTCCGCACGGCCTGCCAAAAGCGCTCGCTAGGGTGGGTTTCGCAATACTCTACGAAACTACTCAGAACTGCACTATTCCTAGACATTTTCTGCATTCTTCTTGAGAACGTTAATACCTTCAGCCGATGTAATGATGTTACCATACACCTTTGGTGGGGCAACGGTAAATGGGCTTTTAACCAACTCATCTAATATCCAAACTTCGGTTACGATATCACCTGTTTTAAGCAAAGCATAACGGCCCTCAGCAAACAGTTCGCCTGCCCGAATCAGCACCATAGCTGGCACATTGTTTTGCTTGGCAATAAGCATGGGCCTGCGGTTGTGCTTTGCCGCTTCGGCTATGGTCTTGTCCCAGAACTGACGTAGCTTCCCCGTGCCAATCGTAAAGAAGCTACCAATGGCTAAATCCTTATAATGCTTGCATTCGACATAGAATATTGACGTAAGCCGATGGCCCTCCACAGCAACAGCACAAATATCGCCTGCCTGTTGGTTGGTTTTACCCTTCTTCAAGTGGACTGTAGCCCGGCCACCGCTCATAGAGCTACGCCAAAGGGTATCCTTGTCTTTGTCGTTGGTAATCCAAAGGGATAACTGCTCGCACACTTTGCGCTCAAAGGCACTTCCCTTTCGCTTCCCCATTCCTGCCTTACGCATCCGCCATTACTCCATACTTTGAATGTCGTGGCAGGAAACTGCTTTCCACAGTTTCCCAATTGTCCAACACCACCTTGCGAACCTTTTCCAATTCGGCCACATAAGCCTTTGGTTCCAGGGCATCAACGGTTGTAATATACTTGCGCACAACACTATCAACGACCTTGGCTGACCCCGCCTTAGCAACGTCCAAAAGCAGGTCCACCTTGCCAACTTCTACCAACCAATTCAGGTTAGTCTCAAGATCGTCCACCCCAAAGCCAAAACGCAACAAGAAATCGCACTTACGGAACGGTGCACCACCCACCTTGTTCTTCTTGCAATGGGCGCGGACATAGGTGCCCACCACCCGTTCAACACCTTTGATGGTTTTCTTTTCCTGCCCAATCTGCGCTAGCCAAACCTCCACACCTACATTATGGCCCAACGCCTTGCCGCCTGTGCGGGTATATTTGTCGCCCGGCATAACCATGCCAATCTTCTCGCGCACTTGGGATATCAGCACTAAGCATATCCTAGCCTGCTTCAAGCGGCGACAAAGTTGGTTGAACATCTGGGTCAGTATCTTAACCTTCTCCAGGCCGAAAGAACCTTCGTCAACCTTGCGCTTTAATGCCGCCCTAGAGCTAAGTGCATCCAAGGAATCTACAATATAAAGCCCACCAACCCATTCCGAATCTTGTTCGGCATCGTCTAGCACGGTCTTTAGGTCTTCGAAGATATCTTCGATGGTATCCCATTGGGTATCAATACCCTTCTTACCAAAATCCACCCTACCAACAGGCATGCCTATGGACGCAGCATAGTCCACGTCGAATGCGCCTTCGGCATCACGATACCAGAGTTTGGCCTTAGGGAAGGTCTTGACGCAGTTAGCGGCGGCCTCGATAGCGAACAAGGTCTTGCCTACCGACTTGTCACCAACAATGTTAACCACCCGCCCGAACGGCCATCCCCCACCGACGATGCAATCAACCAACGTGCAGCCGGTGGGGATAAACATGATATTATGCGGGCGGTAATAGTTGCCGCCCTCAATTCGGCCCTTCTTCTCCGGTATTTTGCCTATAGTAGGCTTAGCATCAGGCTTTGGGTCGAAGCGTGTCATTAGGCCCCCCGACGCTCCCTAAGCCGCTGTAACGCTGCACGGCCAGTGGTAGACGGGTCGCTGTCACCGCCATCGTCACGGGCAGGACGACGCGCCGGTTTGGTTTCTTCCTCCCATGGGGCTTCTTCTTCGTCGTCAACTTGACGTTTATTTAAGCCTACTGACATACCACGTTCCGGCCGAACGGGTTGGGTTTCCTCTTCCGTGGCAGCACGGAAGCGACGAGGACGCGGGGCTTCCTGTTCCGCCTCTTCTTCCTTATCTTCGCGGCTGACCTGCCCACCTAATACCTTCTCGATATAGTCGGCTTCATAGTAATTCAGCACGGTCGGCAGCGGGTTCGCCATGATATCATCAAGCCACTTATCCATGACTTTAGGGTCATCATGCAGTGGGCTTGGGTCGCGGTCGATTTCAACCGCCGTGTAGTTAGTCTTAAGACCTTCGCCTTCACGGATGAAACTTATATCGTAACCTTCATCCTCACGGTCTACGTCCAACACCTGCCCGGTTTTCCTATCCTTGGCACGGTTGGCTACCTCATTCCTAATCTTCTTGCTAGGAACGCGCCAAACCTGCGGTCCAATCTTCTCATTGTTGCGGTCGATAACCCATGCAAGGTGGACTTCCGACAATGCAAGCGCCTGCCGTTCGTCCTGATCCCTTGTTGCAAGACGGGCTTCGCAGATCGGGCAACGTTCGCCCTTCATCTTATTCAGGCACAGATAAGCCGCCTCATCCGGGCCAACGTTATAGTGCACGTAGACAGCAATGCTCCAATACTTGCCCCACCTTTCGTTGTCGGATTTGGGCCAAGTCTTAGGCATCAACCGCACTATGTTCTCGCCTTCCTTAGGCTTGAACAGCTTGAAGTCGGTACTGATAAAGGAGTCATAGACCCCACCCTTGCGGGTAGCACGCGCGTTATCCTCGTCCGTGCGCTTCTCGTAAACAAACCTTCCCATTACGTTCTCCTATTATTTTTTCAATTCGCGGGTTACACGGAATGTATCAACACGCTTGAGAGTGTAGACACCAACTTTATTGCCGTCTTGTTCCTCTAATATCTCATCAACATCCTGGGCGACAACAAAATAAGATTCCCCATGTTCATGGCATTGATATACCAAAATTTCCTTAGGCAGTTTGTCTGACATGATGCATTCCTTATTCAGTGTGACTTTCGCCCAGTTCCTTAATCATACTGCGAAGATACTCTAACTTGGTCTTGAAATGACCTATGGCAAAAGCCCGACCTACGCCATAAGCCATAACAATGATAAAAAATGGGCTACATACCAACACCCACAGCCAAACTTCCCCGGTACTCATAAATCCTGCTCCCGACGCTGTCGCATGTTCTCAGCCAGCCTTGACTTGGTATTAGCCGCACCGCGTTCTAGACCTAAAGCATACAACTCCTGGCCTTCCTTATCGACTATCTTATTAATGCTGGATGCACGCTTGTCGAAGGCATGCTTCATAGCAGCCCAAAGCCCCGCACGCTTCTTAGCTCCAAGATAATCTCTATTAAGCTCCTTGACCTTTGGCGCGACCTGTATCTTATTCTCCAACATTGGTTCAGTCAGCTTTTCCTTAGTCTCTACCGCCTGTAACCTGTACTGGTTATCCAACTCGGCCATGGCTTCATCCAGGCTCAACTTGATGGCGTCACGGTCAGCCTCAGCATACTCATTCTGTTCGGCCACGTGATAATACCATTCCGGCTGTTCGACCAGACAGGTGTACAGGTCGTCAGGGTCAATCTCCAACGCCCTACGGGCTTCGTCTAAGGTTAGCTTGTTCATGTCCTAATCATACTCTAGAAGTAACGCGATATGGACCACCACGATTCTCCATACGAATGACAAAGTCAGTTGGTTCCAGCAGGTCATTCAAATGGTTAATACTAACCGCTACGGCTTGGCCCGCAACCCGCCTAGGTTTGCCGGGGTAGAACAACCAACACAAAGTCTCAGTATCTATTCCATTGGTACGGTTTATCATATCAAATATGTCAGCCAATTTGGGGGAAAGCTTCACGCCGTGCCGCAACAGCATTCGTTGACCGCAGTGTGGACAGATATGATTATCCACCTTTCTCCCCCAACAATACCTTGCCACAGGCCAACAACACCGGGCTAATGCCATCACTGCCGTGGAATGGTTCACTAAACGCATCCAATATCTCAAGCCCACGACCGGCATTATCCATGGATTTGGTGTCCAATATAACCTTAGTCACATAGGCCCTGACCACATGTCTGATAGATTCAGGGTTAGTGTCAGACAATAGTTTTAACAAAGCCTGAACCCCAGGCCATGGGGCACCACCTACTAAGGCCCGCGCCAAGTCAATAGCCTCAGCCTTCTCACTAGCCGACCGTAACATCTCAGCAGCTTCAGCCCGGCTTTTGGCATTGGCACATATCCCTAGGTTAGCCAGCGCCTGCCGTGGCGAACCTTCGGCTTCCTTAACACATAGAACCGCCACACCTTCCGCTAACTTCATCTTCTCTAAATGGGCCACCGTATCTAGCAACGCGTATAAATCGGTCTGCGACACCGGCTTCAGGTCATAGCACAAGCAGCGGGTGCGGATAGTATTAGGGACCTTCACCGGTTCTGTAGTTGCAAACAGCCACGCACCCCATTCAGGTGGGTGCTCGATAATCTTCAATAGGCTGTTCCATGCCGACTTAGACAGCATGTGGCATTCATCAACAATGATAGCTTTGATAGTGCCTTCTCCTAATGGACGATACAACAAGCCATCGGCTACCTGACGCATATCGTCAACACCAGTTCTCGTAGCGGCGTCAACCTCGATTAAATCGGCGGGGTGGCAACTTAAGGCATTAGCAGTAATACGGGCTAAGGTGGTCTTGCCAACACCGCTAGGGCCTGTGAACAGGAAGGCCCGGCCACGCTTCTGCTTAATGGCTTCCTGCAATGAGGCAACCACCTTATCTTGGCCCAACACTTCATCGAAGGACTGCGGACGGTAACGTGTGAGTAAGGAGTCAGTCATTTTTTCGGCTCAAAACGCTCAACTAACTTGTGTTGCCACACCTGAAACTCTCTTTCAACTCGGGCTAAATCTGCTAACTCTTCTTCAGTAAATTCCCTAGATTCAGTTCCGCCATCTACTCGAAGAGAATAAACTGGGTACCACTCAGTATAACAAAGAAAACGTTTCATTTGAACCACTCATTGCTACGTACTGTCCCAATGTCTTCTAACTTACTCCAATCCGTACCTACGCTTAACTCCACCGTAATCGGCACAATCTTGGCCCACTCAAATGGCACATCGAGCATAATACTCAGCAACTTTTCCACAACATCATCGAACCGCTTCTTCGGTACCCGCAATAAAGTCAAGTCATCATGTATCATCAATTCTGCCTGTAACTCAGGGTCGCCTGTTTCCGACAACCGACCCATTGCATCTATGGCAATCCCTGTCGCTGTGGATTGGATTGGCGTGTTGAAAATCATGTTCTTACTCAGCGGCCCATGTCGCCTTCTACCAGTCAAATCCTCTACATAACCATACTTCTGGTAGAAACTAACTTGCTTTTGCTGCCACCGCTTGACTTCGGCAAACTCATCCCAAAAGAGGTCATAATGTGGTCTCACAATGCGTTCAGGGATATTAAGATAGCCAGCGGCCGACGATAGGGAGCAGCCATAGACTAATGGAAACGTCCATTGGTTCTTTATATCAACCCTAAAAGCCTTCATCACCTTCTTATCATCAAGGTATTGTTCGCCGCCGATACGTTGCGGGTATGCTTTAGCCAACCGCTGCGCCCAATCCATGTGAACGTCTAAATCCTTCCATAGCGCATTCACAAAGCCCTTAGCCTTTGTCGCCATGGCCAATACCCGCATCTCGATTTGGCCGTAGTCAGCACTGAGAATCCAATGTTCAGCGGGGGCACGGATTGGGCGGCGCACCTCCTTGGCCTCATCGTTGCGCTTAGGGAAGTTTTGCAGACTAGGCTCATCTATCGACAGACGGCCAGTCTCAGCAAAGAAGGTATTGAATCTTGCGTGTAACAAGCCATCAGGCCACAGTGTCGAGTTAGGGTTATCAGGGGCAGGCGGGGACAGCGGGCCAAGGTAAGTCGAGTACATCTTGATAACGTGGCGCAAGTCTATGACCAATCGCGCCAAAGGTTCACGTGGAACAATCTTCTCTAATACGTCGATTTCTACTGATATTCTTATCTCATCACGCTTGCCACGCTTCTTAGCTACCTCACATTCCTTGCAACCCAACATCTTATAGAACAACTCTTTGCAATCGTCCGGTGACCCCGGATTAAAGTCGTGGCCAGCATGACGTTTGAACTTGGCAACGGTAGGGTGTGCTTTAATCTCAGTCTCCAGCACGCCAACGCGCTTCTTGTATTTGCTACGCAGTCGTGCCACCACGGTTTGGTCAACCGGCACACCCTTGATTTGGGTCAGCACTACGGTAGGCACCCGACGCAAGGCTAATTCATAGGCTTGTTCTAGCTTTTGCTTCTTGATTTCGTCGCGCAGCTTACGCCATAACAACAGGTGGTATTTAGCATCGGCCGCATTATAGCGCAGCACATCGGCAAGCGGCTCACGATCTAAGTTCGCTTTGTCAAGGTTAGACAAGTCCTTAAGGTTGAAGCCGAAATAATTCTGCACCAAGAACTCAAGGCTGAAACAACCCGGCTTAGACTTGCCGGTGCGCTCGTCAAGAATAGCGGCTTGGGTTGCGGTATCTTCCCAACGCCCGGCGCGTATTAGGTCTTGCCCAAGCATAACGCCGGTCCATTCCAGTTCGAAGGCTAAATTATGGACTACCTTTGGGCCTTTACATTGACGCAAGAAAGCACACCACAACTCTTGTGTGTTAGTATTAAACGGAAAGGCAAAGGAATTACTTGCCGTGCTAACGGCCGCAGTCAGCAACTTGGCATCCTTAGCATAAGGACGCAGTCCTTTAGTCTCATAATCAATGCCAACAGCATCAGCATAAATAGCATCAGACAGCAGCACTCCCAACTGCCAAGGGTCAGTAACTAACTCAATACCAGCATATGCTTGCTCAGGTGTATGAACTTCAGGGACGGATAAGTTAGGCACTTCAGCAAAGGCACGGTCCAAATCGAGTTGGAACATGCGCTCATCTTCTTCCATTAGGTAATGTGGGTAAAGCAGGTATGCCGGGTGCAACATCGGATAGTACCAACACGTGTGCTTGCCCACCTGTACCGGCATCTTGCGTCCGCGCCATAAAGTAACATTGCTGAACCCACTGACCCAACGCAACGGTACATTGCCAAACCCGAAGATTGCCTTCGGCTTGGATTGTTCTATATCCGAAATGATAGATGGGCGGCACGATTCAATCTCGATATGTTCGGGGTTGCGGTTCTTCGGTGGGTGCGAGCGCACCACATTATTCCAACGTATTTTATCACGGTATTCGCGTGGGATTGCATCGCGTAATATCTGGCCGCTTTCTCCGACGAACTGTTTACCCTGTTCTATTTCAGTGACACCGGGGGCCTCACCAAGGCAGTAAACTAAGGGATGCGCTGCGCCGGTTGGCTCCATCCTGCCGGGGTATTGGTTCAATGGGCATACCTTGCAGCCCATCCTATGAAAGACGGCATCTTCTTGTTTCTGTACTGCGGGACCAGCCGATTCGGCCAATAGCAAGAAGCCCATAATAGTTCCTAATAAAAGGGATGCTAGATTCCGTGACAGTCACGGAAAGTTTGGAGCGGAGCCTAGGAACTGCCCCTAGCCTTGTCGGGGGTACCGACCGTATCGCTGCTTGATACTTGCTCCGCACGTTTGGGATAAGGCAGACCTTTTATCTTAATAGAACGGTAGAGCGCATGCATATACCGATACTTGATTTGACGTTCCTTCAAGGTAAGCCGGTCGCCGTAAATCGCTTTAATCTTTTCGACGGATGATGTGCCATGCTTATTGTACAGTGACTTAGGATGAATCAACCTCCCATTGACGAAGAAGTGTGGCCGACCTTTCTCTAAGACATCCCCGGTATACTTCCAGTTTAGTGCCTGATAAATCGTCCCAATCTCACCAGCTTCAATATCACACGTTGCAGTGATAACGTTGTAATCAGTATTTTCCTTCAGCCATCGGCATACTCGCGCTGTAAAGTAACTAGCACTATTCGGCGGCGTCCACCACAGATGAATACCTCGTTGCAAGGAAATCACTTTCGCCGTAGGCAACATCTTAGTGAATGCGACCGGTGACCCTGTATCGCCAAGAATGCACATACCACCCAAATGTCCGCTGAAAAAATGGCCCAATGCATGCAACCCAACGGCAGGCATAACCTCTAACCATTCATACTTTTCCACAAAGGACGCTGCTGTGGTAAAGTTAATAGGCCTAACGTCAGATTTATCCAACGACTTGTCGATAGTCTCCCACCAATTGCCGAACAGATTAAACTCGGCGTCCGCGCCGGAAGCCTCACGATGCTCCCTGATAACGCGTTGGTGCGCTTTCATTGCTTGCCTGTACGACCTGCTATAAGACAGGTAAACCCACCGTCACCAAACAGCACCAACGCCTTGGCCAATATAGCAAAGGATTTAGCTTCCTTCAGCCGCACCTGATCTAATTCAACCGTGATTTCGGTTTCAGCATCGGGTGCCGGTGCCAACTCAAAGGCTTCTCGCACTTCACCTAACTTATACTTACCAGATATCACTAGCTCACCACCTACCAACGCTAGGTCAATCAATGGGCCTTTCTCGCTGCCAGATAGCAATTCGGCACGAGCTAATGCTTCACCCACTCCTTCAGGTAAGGTAAAACCCGCCCTGCTATCATTAGTGATGCGTGCCACCATGCCGCGAAGACCCCTGCCGGGGGTATCCTCAATTGTTTCATTACCTAACAAGTTAGAATATATTTGGGTGCCATTATCACCAATAGCGGCAAAACAATCAGACAATATAAACAACTTGGCAGGGATACCTGTTAGTTGTTCAGTAATCTGTTCGACAAAAGTGCGTGGTAACACCAACTTGTCAGGAAACTCGCTTTCAACCTGCATCTG